CCATCAAAGAATGCCAGGCATGAGTTTTCTACAAGAACAAGATTCTATGGCATACAATATCATTGCATTGAAAAAGGGTGATGCTGATGCAGGATATGGTACTGATAATGCATTAAACCATCAATCATCAACCCGTCAAAAAGGTGGCACACCCAACACAGGATTTGATTGGTCTTCAATGTCATATGTCCGACCGACAGCGGCAGATTATGACTTGAGTACTAGAGCAACAGCAGGTAAAACAGTATGGAAAGGCGGCGGCGGGGCTGATAGCGGTAGAGCAGCAAGCATGGTTACGCACAAATTTGACTTCGACAAAAATCAAAAATCGGGTGAAGATTTTGAAGGAGATCGTAGCAGCAAAAATGCAATAGCTGCAATTATTATGCAAGGTTCGACTTTGATTAACGTTCCGCTTGAAGGGGGATTGAAATCAGTAGTCGGTAAGATTGTAAATCTAGAATTGCCTGCAGAAACTGGTGATGGACCTGCTAAAAAATCTACCTCTGGCGGCAAACATTTAGTTATTGCTCAAGGAGAATATTTAAATGTGGGTGATAGCGGAATGATGGGAACTGCTGCAATACAAACATCAAGCGGCGGACTACAAGGGAGTGTAATAGATTAATGGCTTATGGTCGTGGAAAAGGTTTTAATTATTTTATTGGCGAAGTTGTAAATGTCAATTCGCCATATCAAGACGGTACTGTCCAAGTTCGTGCTTATGGTATCGAGGATGACATTACGAAAATACCTGACGAAAATCTTCGTTGGTATAAAGTATTGATGCCAGTTACTCATGCTCAGGTTAATGGGCAGGGCGGCATTCACGGAATGTTAAAGGGGACTGTTGTCATGTGTATGTATCTTGATGACTCCGAACAAATCCCTATTATTTTAGGAACATTGACATCTTCAGGTAAGGAATTGGCATAATGGCAATTGATCCGAAAACATTAGGTATACCATCATCAGCTAGACCTAAAAACGACCCACGCTTATCAGATGGGTTGGCGGGTTTAGAGACTGCACATGGTGCATTACAAGGCGGAATTGATTCCATATATAAACTATCATATGAATTGACAGGCGGTGCGATACTCAAAGACTTTGATTTGCCCACTATAGGTTCTCAATTCTTTAATGGTGATAGTAGTGCAGCTAAATTCATTAAACAATTTGATCCTAATAATAAGAGTGGCGCTGTAGGTTTTGCATTAGGTTTGGTAGACAAAATTAATTCTGAATTGGATGAAGGTAAGTTATTAAAAGATTTGATGGGTCCTCAGTTCGCATGTTTAGTAACTTCGTTTGTTGACATAAGCAATATTATACCCACACTATCATTTAGTTTTCCCGATATTGCTGGAATGTTGAAAAATAAATTACAAGAAATTCAAAATGCAATGACTTCAGCAATTGACGGGTTGTTGCAACCTCTAAGAGACTTAGTAACATCACTTGCTGATGCATTGCAAAAAGTAAATGATTTGATTGGCAAAATCGCGGCATGTGCCACGGCAACTTAAGAGTATAATATGGCAAATAAAAATATCACTAACGATTTTGAAGCAATGGCAAAAGCTAATCAAGATGCCATCGCAAAACCTAGAACTCGTGCAACTAGTAGAACACCTGATGCTGCTAATAATAACAATGGATTATATCCGCTGCGTAATTCTACTGAATTTGTCGGCGGGCATCGCCAAGTATTTGATAGCACACCTGGTGCTAGAGTTGTTGAAACTATGCATGGCTCAGGCACTTTTCAACAATGGTCTGAGGATGGTACAGAAATTAGAGTTGTTGTTGGAAATAAACATGAACATTTGAAAGAAGGTTATACATTAACTGTCGGTCAGAACGGTGATATTAAAATTACAGGTCATTGTAGAGTTTCTGTTGGGGGTGGAGTTCATATTGAAGTCGCAGGTGATGTTTCATTAGTATCTACAGGTACTATCACACAATATGCAGCTAAAGACATCAACCTTGTTGCAGGTGGTAAAATCAATATTCTCGGCAATAAGAGTTTGAATTTGACAACTGACGGAACACATACAGTTCGTGTAGGTAAAGATCACAAATCAACAATCCATGGCAAATCTGATTACACAGTTGACGGCGACCACACATCAGCTATCAAAGGTAATTCTGATAATTATATAAGTGGCAACTTCCACGCTCAAATCGGTGCAAATGAAACTGTATCGACTCGTGGAACAAAAGATGTTTCTTCAGGTGGCACTATGACATTTATCGCACCAAAAATAGATCTAAACCCATAAGGAAAGCCACATGGCAAGAATAGACATATTCACACCTTCTTATAAAAAGGAAGAAAGATATAGTGATGCCGCAATCGGATTTAACATAAATCCGTTCAATGGTAATATAGCAAGAGTTACAGAAGCACAATCAATTATGCAAGCTCTAAAAACTCTATTATTGACTAATCAAGGTGAACGACTATACAATATGGATATGGGCTCAAAAATAAGAGCTTCTTTGTTTGAACCCTTAGATGAAATCACGGCATCAACTATTAATACTAGCATAACACAAGCAATTAATAACTATGAACCTAGAGTAAACATAATACAATTGCAAGTGACACCATCAGAAGAATTAAATGCATTCAAAGTGAATTTATTTTTTACCGTCATAAATATCCCTGAAGTACAACAATTAAATTTCACACTAAAAAGAGTTCGTTAAGACATGGCATCAAATTCATCACTAGACTTGGTTAATCTTGACTTCGGTACAATGAAGGCAAGTTTAGCGACATATTTGAAATCGCAAGATCAATTCAAAGATTATAATTTCGACGGATCTGCGATAAATGTTTTGCTAGATGTGTTATCATACAATACTTTCAAAAACGCATTCTATCTTAATATGATCCATTCTGAAGGATTTTTAGATAGTGCCCAACTAGAAGATTCAGTGTATTCACATGCTAAAGAATTAAACTATCTACCTCGTTCTGCAAGAAGCTCTGTTGCAAATGTGTCAATCAGTTTCAATGCAAACAACGCATTACAACCTTTCGTGATAAGAAAAGGTGAAACATTTAGCGCGATTGTGAACCAAGATGCTCACTCATTTGCAATTTCATCAGATCAAATTTTAACGTCTCCTAATAATACATTTACTGCTACGTTTAATATCTATGAAGGTATTTACTCATCTGATTCTTATGTCATAAATTACGAAGAACCTTTTCAGAAATTTAAAATAACAAACAAGAAAATTGACACAGATTCTCTTGCTGTGTTAGTTTATGAAAACGGTGATACAAATCCGACCACATATAGTCGTGTAACTACACTTTTAGATCTTCACGAAAAATCGGAAGTTTATTTTATTCAATCATCATCTGGCGGCGGGTATGAAGTTTTTTTTGGTGATGGGATTTTGGGTAAATTACCTAATGATGGCAGTGTTGTTGTACTAGATTATCGTGTCACTGTTGGTTCTGTAGCAAATGGCGCAAAAATATTCAACCCAAATTTTGACCCTACGGGTGTGGGTGCAATGACTAGTGCAATGATTGTATCTGTTAACCCATATACTGCGACAACTAATGGTGTGTATTCAGTTAATGGTGCCGATGCCGAATCTATTGAATCTGTTCGATATTATGCACCACGACATTTTCAAACTCAAGAACGTGCTATCACTGCTAGTGATTATTCGATTCTATTGAAACAACAATTCCCTGAAATTAATGCAATTTCTGTTTACGGGGGTGAAGAAGTTAATCCTCCTCGTTATGGCAAAGTGTTTGTCGCAGTTGATATTAAAAATGTTGATGGACTTCCTGAATCTAAAAAACTTGAATATTACTCATTTTTGAAATCAAGATCGCCGCTTTCAATTGATCCGATTTTCACGGAACCTGCATTCTCGTACATTCAAGTCAATTCTACAGTAAAATATAACATTAATAGCACAACAAGAACTAGTCAAAATATTCAAGCTGCAACTGTGTTGAAAATAACCGAATATGCAGATACTTATTTGAATAATTTCAATGCTAAATTACGTTACAGCAAATTAATACAATCAATTGATAGTGTTGATGTTAGTATTGTGAGTAATGAAACTGATCTGGTGTTATACAAAAAATTAAACCCATTGCTAGATAGAGGACAAAACTTTATTGTTCCGTTCGGTATGCCTTTGCAGGAAACTGATTATGTGAATGAAAATTCTACCATTGCAGGCTCAATAGCACATAAAATTCGTGTTAATAGAACAATAACATCGTCTACTTTCAATTTTGCAGGTGATAAATGTATAATAGAAGATGACGGACAAGGTATCATCAGAATTGTTAAAACAATTTCAAACTTTCATTATGTCGTTAAAAATGTAGGAACTGTCAATTACATTACTGGTGAAGTCAGATTAAATAATTTCAATATATCCTCATATGACGGAAGTGCATTGAAAATATTTGCAAAAGCTCGTGACAAAGATATTATGGGTAGTAAAAATGAAGTCACAATTATTGAATCTGATGAGATAAATGTAAAGGTAGAGGCAATCAGAGAATAATGTCAGTTATTGAAAAAAATATATCTCAATTCATTCAAAATCAATTCCCTGCAATATACAGAGAAGAGGGCGAGCTTTTTGTTGAATTTGTCAAAGAATACTATGCATGGATGGAACAACCTAATAATGTCATATACCATAGTCGTAGACAACTAGAATATAAAGACATTGATGACACTGTTGATGAATTTTTAATTAATTTTAAAAACAAATATCTAGCAGATATTCAGTTAGAAACGCAATCGCAAACTCGCAAACTGATAAAAAATAGTTTAGATTTATATCGTGCAAAAGGAACTGAAAGAGCGGTTGATGTATTCTTTCGTTCAGTTTTTGGCGTTGATGCTGATGTTTATTATCCGGGAGATGATATATTTCGTTTGTCGGATGCTAGATGGGTTAAACCTAAATATCTTGAAATATCATCATCAAAGTATAATAATCAATTTGTAAATAAACAAATTGTGGGTGTGTCAAGTGGCGCAACTGCGTTTGTCGAAAGATATATCAGAAGAAAAATAAAATCAAAATACATTGATATTTTTTACATATCTTCTGTAAATGGTGAATTTACGACAAATGAATTGATTTCATTGCCTAACGAAAATTTAAAAGAAATACCTAAAGTCATTGGTTCATTAACCACACTTGATATTATTGCGGGCGGTGCAAATTTTGCTCTAGGTGAAATTGTTTCTTTAAATACTGATAATGGTGTTCAAGGCAAAGGTCGTGTTTCTAAAATTTCAAACTTGACAGGAACTGTTGACTTTAAAATTGACGATTATGGTTGGGGTTATACTGCAAACGCAGAAGTGCTCGTATCAGAAAAAGTCGTATCATTACAAAATGTCAGAACTGTGACAACAAGTCGCGGATTACAGTTTGATATTTTTGAAACTTTAAAACAACCAGCTGCAAACATTTCAATTATCAATGCAAATAATAATATTAGTGCTTTAGCAAATGGAACGATGCTTTACACATACTATAGCAATAACGTAGTTGCTGGTATCGGCAGAGTTTTATCATACACTGCTAACGGTGCAACTAACGGTGAAATTTACGTTGCTGAAATTAAAGACACATTAGGATCTGTTGTTGAACCTGCAGCAAACTTAACAGGCACCGTTTCAGTGTCTGAAATTTCAACACCGATTGCAGGTGTATCATCATCTAATGTTACTAGTAATGCAATCATAGGTGTCGGTACGTTCTTTTCCGCCGATTTGAAAGTCGGGGCTGTCGTAAAACTATATGCATTCAATAGTTCTAATGGTGCTTTTCTGGGATCGCAACTGAATAAAATATCGTCTATTGCGGATTCAACACATTTAACATTATCCACAAATGCGATATTTACATCAACAAATGTCTCGATAGTGGTTCAGGGTGGCAGAATTGTCACAGGAACCTCTACTGCATTTAACTCAAATTTTGTCTATGGAGATACTGTTGCAATTTACAGTAATTCAACTAACTATATTTTCAGAACAGTAAATGCCGTAACTAATTCCACATACATGACTTTACAAGAAGACATGACTTTTACTAACGCAGCAGCAAACTTTGCCAATGTGACCTCTGCAAATAATTTATATATCGGAGCAAATACTTACAGAGCAAACATTACTAGTAGAACAGATAAATCTACGAGTGCTAATGTAATAGGTGTTTCTTCTAATATTGTTATCTATACAGCAAATCAAAACTTAGGTGCATTTTCTAATACTGAATATGTGTATCAATTGAACGTTTACGGTGATGAAATTGCCAGAGCAAAAGTCAAATCTATACAGTCAACTGTAGGTGCAAATTCTATTTACAGTTTATCCGATTCTACTGGTGTGTTTGTGTCTGATAGTATATACCCTATCAGAACAAGATATGCTAATGGTTTAGCAACAGGTAAAACTGCAAATCTTATATCAGTAGATTTGACATTAGGTGTTATCGGAATAAATAATACATATGTCAATACGACCTATAATTATGTTTACGGAACAAACTCATTAAGCAATGCTACAATAACTCGAGTTAGTTCTGGCGTATTAGCAGATTTCGGAATTTCAAATAATATGCAATATTCTGAAACTATCTATATAGGTAGTGAACCAGTTGCTAATTATTTGAATGTGCCAATAAACGCAGTTCGTTATGGTTTTCTTTATTTCCCTTCTGCTAACGGGGGTACTGAATTTATTGACGATTGTTTCAATAACCAGTCATATACTATTGGAGGAATAAGCACACTTGTTAGTGTGAACCCAGGTAAAAATTATGATTTTGCACCCTTTGTTCTGATATATGAACCTTTGATAGCTCAATATAATCTACATGATTATGTCATTGAAATCATAAATCCGACAGCAACATTCACTGAAGGTGAAATTATAACACAAGCAACTACTGGCGTAACAGGTATCATAAAGTCTGCTAATCTAACTCATATTTTTGTAAGAAGAACACAATTCGCTAATCAATTTGGAGTTTCAAACTTATTGACAGGACAAGCATCGGGAGCAACAGCAAATGTGATTAGTGTATCACCTGATTATCTGTCATTACCCATAGGTTTAGATGCTGTGGTTTTATCAAATGTGCAATCTTCAAATGGTTCAGTTACTAAATTAGAAGTATATGATTCTGGTTTTGGTTATATCAATAATGAAGATGCTACATTTACTTCTGCTGACGGCACTCATTCAGGGCTTGCTAGAATTAGTTTAGGTAAATTCGGGCAATCAGAAGGATACTTTTCCAATAGAAAAGGTCAATTAAGTGACACCAAATATATTTTTGATGGCGAATATTATCAGGAATATTCATATGAAATTCGCTCTGCAATTTCTTCTGATAAATATAAAGAAATGCTCAAGAAGGTAATTCATGTAGCAGGAACAAAATCATTCTCTGCCACTTATATAATGAACATTGCTAACACTTCACCCAACGTCATATCTGCAGTAGAACAAACGGGATTATAATGCCAGAATCTAAGAAACTCATAACAAAATATAAGCGTTTAAATACTGCTAGACAGGTTGTTGAATCTGTCAGCGAACCTGCGAACACAGCATATTACGTTTTTATCGGCAATCATCTTGATTATGCAAATTCTACTATAATCCAGCCAAAAGATTCTATTGCAGAAACTACAGTTGACACTTACAAAAATATGATATACGGCAAACGTGTTGGACCTAATGACATAAAACTTATGATCCCCCGCAATGATTATGTGACAAATAAAGTTTACACAATGTATGATGATCAACTAGGTGAATCTAATTTAGCATTATTTGATAGCAATTATTACGCTGTAGTAAATGCAGATGCATATTATCATGTCTTTAAATGTTTAGACAACAATAAAGGTGCAAATTCTGTAGTAAAACCTGAATTTGCAGAAATAGATGCACAAGATGAATTTTATCAAACATCAGATGGATATGTGTGGAAATACATGTATTCGACTGACAGTTCAACTGTCAATAAATTTGCTACAATTGATTTTTTCCCTGTCGTTGAAAACACATCAGTTTCTTCAGCTGCATCAGAGGGTCTAATAAATGTCATTAAAGTAGAAACTGCCGGTAGAGGATATGATAATTATTGTAACGGCATATTTCGTGTTGCAGATTTAAGAATTGACAGTAGTTCTAGAAAATATTCAATAAATTCTGCATTGACTGCACCCCTGACTGCAAACTTTTTTAAAGATTGTTACATATACATCACTAGCGGAACAGGAATGGGTCAATATGCAACAATTGTTGAATATTCTGTTAATTCAACAATCAAAGCTGTCACTTTATTAAATGAATTCTCGATTGCTCCTGCAGCAGATTCTACATTTGAAATTTCTCCCGGTATTCAAATTGACGGTGACGGAACTCAAACTAGTGTAGCACAAGCAAGAGCTGTTGTTAATACAACATCAAATTCAATTCAAAAAATTGAAATGCTTCATCTCGGCGGCGGATACAAATTTGCAACAGCATCGGTATTAGCACATGCGTCTGTAGGAGTTGCTAATACAGCAACCATTAGACCTATATTCTCACCACCAGGCGGACACGGCAAAGATGCAGCAGCAGAATTGGGTGCAACAAGTCTTTGCATCAGTACTAAATTTTCGAATGCAGACATCAATGTGCCTAAAACTAATGAGTATAGAACCATAGGTGTTTTGCAAGATCCATTGTTTGCTAACGTAGTTATCAACCATAATAACGGAACAGGAACATTCCTTCCTACAGAAACAGTATATCGTGTTGACGGTGTTCGTATAGCAGATAATGTTAACATCAACACTACAAGTAGTATTATAACAGGCAATGCAGACTTTGTCAATCAATTATCCGCGGGTGAGTTCATTTATTTTAAAGGTGACAGCGCGTATCAATTAGCTGTAGTTAATTCTGTGACAAATTCTTCATACATGACAATAACTTCGAATGGTTTGTTTGACGATGCTTCTGCGTCAATATATAAAACAAATATTGGGTCGAAGTTAACTTC